GTCGGCTCATTAAGTGGTACTTTGAGCTTTCGCTCATCGTTATCGTCTTTATGGTCACGTGCATTGTCACTAGATGGGCACGAGGCTGCTACTTCCGCTATGGTTCTAAGATCAGGGCTAGGCTCAGTCTCTATGAGACTGTTCCACCTGAATACCAGATAGCAGTCGATTGTCGTATCATCAACGGCAAAATGTATAAGTGGTGCCCGGATATGGGAGTGTTGCGCCACGTGGTTTCGTCCAAAAGGAGTTTATCTCCTACCACTGGCAGATACACCACAGAAGACACACTGGGAGAAGCATTGTATGAGCCTAAGGGCGAGTCTTCCTTTGAAGGACCTCCCCTGGAGCTTGTCACATCGCTGCCACCAGGAGTCTTTATGGTGGGCTACAAGAACACACCCTCTGAAGTGATTCCATTGGGCTTCGGCTTCCGCATCACTGCGGATGACGTGTTCATACCTTATCACGTCACTTTGGAGATGCACAACAGACCAGAGTGCGACTTGGCGTATGCTTGTTCGTTTACGAACGGCATCACGAAGTGGAATTTCCGCCCTTTGTTGGACTTAGAGTCACGGCGCTATTGGGCTACGGCAGAGACGTGTCAACCCAACGACTACGCGACGTACAAGTTGTCCTTAGGAGTTGCGGCAGGCATGAATCTTGCCAAGGGGTCTATCGGTTCACCCATCAAGATCCCTCAGATCGTGAAAACCTTCACGTTCGATTCCCACTGGAGAGTGTTTTCGTCCGTGGGGCCGTGTCAGATTAACTCTGAACTTCCAGGAGTGCTGCTTCATAGAGCTGCCACCACTGGTGGGAGCTCTGGCGCACCCATAATGTGCAACAATCGTATTGTTGGATTTCACTTGGGCACACACGAGCAGCACGGATACAACATTGGTATGTCTCTAGAAGCTTTCCGTTATCATCACAAACGCTTCGGAGAGATGAAGACGGTGTTGAATTACTTGTACAACAAACACGGCGCGTGCGATACCCGCCCGAAGGGAGAGACGGTGAACGAAGGCACCAGCTATGATAGAGCCAGTGCTGCTGTTTACAAATCTACCTCTTGGGTGGATGAAGACGGTCGCCCAGTCGTCACTAAGTCAGCACACCGAGCGGAGAAGTCTCGATTCAAAGCGGACAACCCCGTTCCTGGCCACAGTGGAGAGATGCTCATGCCTGATTCAGGCGAGTTCATCGAAGATGAGATGGGACGCCGATCCGTCAGAACCCGTCGCGGCGCTGGTGCTCGCTCATATACAGTGCAAGGACCCGCTCAAGGACAGGTTTCATTGAGTACAACCTGCACGGCCCACAGAGACAACAACCGAGGCATCCGTGACAACGTTCACGCTTTTATCTACCCGGAGAAGATCCCTGAAGACTTCGCAGCCGCTTTCAAAGCTATGACTGACGATTTTAATCCGGGACCCGTGTTGGAGCTCATTTCCGGTCGCCCAGAGAACAAGGCGTCATTGCACACCATCATCAAGTGGGTGCAGTCCGACCCTTTGTTGGCAGACATGAAAGAGTACATCCAGTTCTACACAACATCCGTAGCTGACAAACCTATGTCGGGCCACAAGGATAATGGTTTGGGCGATCTCTACTCGTTCCGACAAGGGGGCAGGAAGAAGGCCCCCCCTGAGCCATCTACAGAAGACATGGATTTTCTCAAGAGTCTTGAGATAGGAGGGGATTTTGTCGCACCTAGGACAGATCCAGCTGCGATCCTCGCCTCTCTCAAGGTCCATGTCGACCACCGTGTGCCACTTTCTGAGCGCACTGGTGAGTGGTCAAAAGACAGGGAGGTGCCGTGTCTTTGGGATGTCGTCGCCTACTCTTATAGGACTTATCCAGACGACCTCAGGGCCGCGGTTGCCGATGCTTTCGATGCTCAGCACGTCGAGAAGAACGCTGGATGGACCGGATTGGTGCTCAACGCAGGCACAAAGCAACAAGTCATTGCCAAACACACAGAACGAGTCACCAGATTGTTGCTAACTCGCTATTTCCTGTTGGTCATTACGGACCTCCAGAATGCAACGGATGCTCCAGTCGACCTGCTCATTCGCGCTGGTCTCATCGATCCACGAAAGATTTTCGTGAAGAACGAAGTACATAGTGCAGCTAAGGCAAGCATTAACAGATGGCGTACCATCTGGATAGTGTCTATGTTGGACTCACTCACAGAGTGCCTTCTCAATCGTGGCTTTAACAAAGCTATGATTGAGGCTTACCGTTCTCCTACCTCCAAGGATTACCTCCGGGATGGTAGGATGAACGGGAGCATGATCGGTTTAGGTCATGACGATGTTGGTCGGCAACTTATTGCCGACCATATTTCCGCCATGACCGACCATGCAGGCAACTGCGAGTTTATCAACACTGACCTTAGCTTCTACGATTATACGTGGACAGCGGCGGACTTTATGAACATCGCAGAGATCAGAGCTTCCGCCTGGTACACCATTGGACAAGAGCCGTGGGTAACCATCGACGATGAGATTGGTTTCACTCAGATGTGCGAAACCATGAGCTTGGCCACCATGGCCTTTTATTCCATCGTCGGAAGTCATGCCGCTTACTGGGATGGCCATCTTTTGATTTTCGATGGCCATGAGGAGCGTAACATGATTTTGGCATCGGGTCGTGATTCCACGAGTATGGATAATACCCTTCTCCGACAAGAACTTTCTTGGGCGATGGGTGTAGATTACTCTCTTTCAGCAGGTGATGATGACGTGGGTCAGATGGCCTACTACAATGAGCTTCCCTCGAAGCCTGAGCTCATTTCCAGAGCCCGCTCCATGGGAAAGATTCTCAAAGACATCCGCGTGCTGAAGGGAGAAGTCGTGTTCACTTCCCATAAGTTTGTCCTGAAGCCAGACGACACCTGCGAGGTCACGTACGACAACGTCGCCAAGCTTGTTTCTTCGATCGTGCTCGGCAAACCGCCGACCACCGATCAGATGCAAGCCTGGAGGTATGTTGTGAGGACGAACCCGCCGTCTGACAAGCACCTCGTGGACCGCGCCATTGAGTATGCGTCCAAGAAGAGTGGTGGCCTTGAGCTCACCACTGACTGGATCTAGCTGCGGCATTTTGCCGCGTTTTCTCACTTGAGAGCTATGCATGTAATTCATCGAGGTGGGTAGGAGGGGCAATTAAGCTGAGAAACATTAACTCTTGACCCTAGCACTATGGCTAGGAGGAAAGCAAAAGCGAGGGCTAAGCGCATTGCCGCAGCGACCTCTTTGCGTCAACTCTTGAACGCATTGCCTCCGCCCAGAGGTAACCCCCCAGGTACATGACGTCGAAAGAAACGTAAACCTAGACGTCGTAAGATGGGAGCTGGAGCCCCTGGGAAGGCATTGCCTAATTGGCTCGACCCTTGGTGTCCTGTGTTGCCTCCCGTCGCCCAGCCTTACGGCAAGGGCAATTTCTTGCAGATTCGGGAGCAATTCACGATCACCACGTCTGCCACTAATTATCATGCCTTAATTATCTAACGACGGCATTTCATCTACTTACGCGCTCTCCTTCGAAGGTGCGATTACCACCAAAACCACGAGCCAGG